ATATTGGACTGGCACACTACCTTGCCAAGAATGGTCATAGGTATGAAGATCCTGAGGCATGGAAGTCTGTTCATGACTTATCCGAAGCATTTCAATACTATCTCATTCAGGCAACTGTCAACCTTGCGAAGGAAAAGGGTGCATGTGAATACAGTCATCGTACCAAGTATGGTAATGGAATTCTTCCAATAGATACATATAAGAATGATGTGGATGAAATAGTTCCAAATGAGCTTCACTATGATTGGGAGAGTCTTAGGGCACAAGTTAATCAATACGGAGTTAGGAACTCAACATTGTCCGCACAGATGCCTTCAGAGAGCAGTTCCGTTGTGTCAAACGCAACAAATGGAATTGAACCACCTAGAGGATACTTGTCCATTAAGAAGTCCAAAAAAGGACCTCTTAAGCAGATTGTTCCACAATACGGAACACTGAAGAACAATTACGATCTTCTTTGGGAAATGAGATCCAATAAAGGATACATTAATATTGTTGCCGTAATGCAAAAATTCTTTGACCAGGCAATTTCTGGTAATTGGAGTTACAATCCGGAACACTATCCCAATAATGAAATTCCAGTGTCTATCATGGCACAGGATCTATTAACTACATATAAGTATGGATGGAAGACATCCTACTATCAAAATACATATGACATCAAGACTGACGAAATGGATGATTCCAATGAGTCACTTGATAGTTTAATTTCTCAATTAGAAACCGCAGAGGAGGAAGACTGTGAGTCTTGTAAGATTTAAGACAAATAAAGAAGAGAGACCAATGGTCGATTCTATGACCGTGTTCAATGCAGAAGAGGTAGACACTAAAAAGCAACCAATGTTCTTTGGAAAACCATTAGGTATTCAAAGATACGATTCTTACAAGTATCCGATTTTTGATAAACTTACAACGCAACAACTGGGATATTTCTGGAGACCCGAAGAGGTATCTCTCCAGAAAGACCGTGCGGACTATCAGACATTACGCCCTGAGCAAAAGCACATTTTTACCAGCAATCTTAAGTATCAGATCATGCTGGATTCTGTACAAGGGCGTGGTCCTGGGATGGCTTTTATACCTTATTGCAGTCTACCCGAGTTAGAAGCATGTATGGAGGTCTGGGGATTCATGGAGATGATCCACAGTCGTTCATATACTCATATCATTAAGAATGTTTATTCAGACCCTTCGGATGTGTTTGATCACATTCTGAATGATGAAAGAATTGTAGAACGTGCAATGAGTGTGACAGAAGCATATAATGATTTTATTAATGCAGCACATCATTATGATAGTAGTAATGATTGGCAACACGCATTAGAAGGAGTTGTTTATGCACAAGAATCAAGATATGAACTCAAACGCAAACTCTTCAAAGCAGTTGCGAATGTTAATATCCTTGAAGGTATTCGATTTTACGTATCATTTGCTTGCAGTTTTGCTTTTGGTGAACTCAAACTTATGGAAGGAAGTGCAAAGATCATCTCACTGATTGCCAGAGATGAGAATCAACATCTTGCTATTACTCAGAATATTCTAAAGAAGTGGAGAGAAGGTGATGATCCTGAGATGGCACAAATCTTCAAAGAAGAAGAGCAGTGGTTAATTCAAACTTTTGAGAAAACTGTAAATCAAGAAAAACTTTGGGCAGAGTATCTGTTCAAGGATGGTTCGATGATTGGTCTCAATGATAAACTGCTTCAGCAGTATGTGGAATGGATTGCCAATCGTAGAATGAAATCAATTGGACTTAAGCCGATCTATGACATACCCGCAAAGAATAACCCACTCCCCTGGACGGAACATTGGATTTCGTCGAAGGGTCTTCAAGTTGCTCCTCAAGAAACGGAAGTTGAATCTTATATCGTCGGAGGAATCAAACAAGATGTTACCGAAGATACATTTGCAGGGTTCTCCTTGTAAAGGAAATTGTAAGTGCAACTGTGTAAAAACTGAAGATGCTTTAGAGATGTATAGAGAAGCAGCACTATCTGATGCTTTTCTATTTGGTGATTATGATGGTTATGAAGCATATACTAAGGACTCCTAAGGGAGTCCTTTTTTTTTATAAATATCCTTATAAAGGGTAATTTAGAATTAAGATGAAATCTTTATCGCAGTCTGATTATGGACTAATTCGAAGTTTATATCAGGATGTTTATGCTCCTGATATTGCAGAAAGTATTTTAGATGAATTTACTGATGAAGATCTTGATGATCTTACAGATGAATATATTGAAGAGCAAGTAATAGAATTCTTCCAAGAGTGCTTGGAAGAAGGATTAGATATTGATATTGTAGAGCAAACGATTTGTGAGTCTGTTGATACCGAGTTAGAAATTCTTACTGAGGTTACAAATCCTGCACAAGTTGCTGCAATGAGAATGAGGGATAAAACCTCTGCAGCATCTGGAGAAGGTCAGAAATCGGGCAGAGATGCTGGAGCAGCTGCTAGAGCAAAACTTAAAGTATCTAAGCAAAAAGTTGGAAGTGCTTCTCCCGAAAAGAAAGCATCAAAACTTTCACAAATTAAAGGTGCAGTTAAGAAAGTAGGTCAGGCAGCAAAAGGTGGTATAGGTCTTGCTACAAGAGCAGTAGGAACTGCAGTGAGAGCAGGTAGTGCAGTCAAGAGTGCTGCTAAGAAAGGATATGAGAGAGGAAGACAAGGTTCTGGTGGAGGTTCTTCAAGTTCTTCTTCTGATAGTGGAAGTTCTTCATCATCAGGCACTGGTTCTTCTAGTTCTTCTGACAGTGGAAGTTCTTCATCATCAGGCACTGGACCATCTTCCAGTTCTTCTAGTGGTGGTGGATCGTCTTCTGCGACACCTAAGAAGAGAAAGGATGGTCTTCTAAAGAGAGGACTTAAGAAGGTCGTCAGAGGCATTACAAAAGGTGTTTCTGCTGCTGCTGGTGCAGTTAAGGCAGGTGCTGATTCACTTACAGATAGAGCAAGGAAAGAGGACATGAATTACAACAAAGAACTCGCAACAATCAAAGAACTTTATAGACAAGTTTGTAATCATCAAGAAGAAGAACCTGAGCAACTTGATGAAGCAGATTCACTTGCTGCAATGCAAGCAAGAAGAGAAAAGCGTCTTGCCGCACAAAGAAAACGTGAAGGCACTAACGACAAGGGAAAAGACTTTGGTCATGACTATGTTGCGAAGAGAAGGGAATCTAATATGAAGAAAGAAGAGTATATTGATGAAATGGGTAAGAGTGATCAGGGGGTTCGTGATAGAATCGCAATGTTTAAAAATAGTAAGATAGAATATACTCCACCTACCAACTGGGATAAAGATGCAAACAGAGGTAAAGGTGCTACCGTAAGTCCTAAGCAAGCAGAGAAGCGTCGTCGTAAGTCACTTCGTCAAGAAGAACTTGAAGCAACCGGTCTCTTTACTATGAAGGAGATTGAAGCACTTGTGGAGTCAGAGAATGTTGATGAAGCAATGAGTTCTTATGATCGCAATCGTAAGAGAGCAGCACAAAGAGCAGCAGATAGAAATGCTGCGAGAGCTGCCGGTAAGACTGGTGTAGTTCCTGGTGTTGGCTATGTAACCCCTAGAAGGGAGAAAGAAACTTATACTGACGAGAAAGGAACCGTCCGTCATAAGTCTGGTGCTAAGAATGAAGAATTTGAGCAACTTGACGAAATCTCCAAGAAAACTCTTGGTTCTTACGTAAAGAAAGCGTCTAAGGATGTTGAAAAAAGGTCTTATGATCAAGGTCAATCTGATTCTGAAGAAGGGACGATGATGGTCGGATTCCCCCCTCGACCAATTGATAAAGATAAAAAGATTGATAAGAGGCAGAAAGGTATCGGTCGTGCTGTTGGTAAACTAACAAAGTGATATAAAACTCACATAATACTCAAAGGGGGCTTGACAAGTCTCCTTTTTTTATGTAGACTAGGTTTGTCCCCGTTAAAGATAAATAATAGCTCATTGAGTTCTATACAATGAGTTATGAGAATTCTTGGATATACAATAATGAACCTTTTGAGTCTGATGCTATTGGGAACCACTTTGGTTTTGTTTACTGTATTACCAATAAGACCACCGGTAGAAAATACATCGGAAGGAAATACTTTTGGTCGTTCAGAACCCCACCAGGAAAAAAGAGAAAAGTAAAACAAGAATCTGATTGGAAGAAGTATTATGGTTCTTGTCCTGAGTTAAAGGAAGATATAAAAAGATACGGCAAAGAGTTCTTCAGTAGAGTGATACTAAGTCTTCATGAGAGGAAAGGAGATTGTAACTTTGAGGAGACCAAGCAGTTGTTTCTAAATAATGTGCTATCAGAGGCACTTGACAACGGAGCACCAGCATACTATAATAGCAACATTCTCGGCCGTTACATGCGGAAAGATTATGGAAATTTTGGAAAAGACTCTACAGGTGACTCATGAGTGGGCAGTTGACAGAATGCACATTCTGTGTGACATGAAGACGGATGATGTGCTAAAATCTGTAGAAGATGCTCATGCGATCCAGTCAGAGTTTGCCGAATGGTTAGACCCTAATCTTGAGGATCATGAAATCTACTCACTCGAATATCTTGGAGACAATGATTAAATCACTTTTTGGAATTGGAGTTCTTGCAAGTGTATTTGCAATTCCTTCCCCACCAGAACCTGAACAAGTAAAATTAGAACCTGTAGAAGAAACTGTTATTGTGGAGGAAGAGACTTGGAAGTGTCCTGAGTGTACTCCTAATGAGCAAGTTGTTTTAGCAGCATTACAAGAGCACACAAAGATCTCTGATCGTAATGCACTGGCAACAATCATGGGAAATATTCAGCAAGAATCTAAGTTCATTGCTAACATTTGTGAGGGTGGTGCTCGTGTTACTTATGAGAACTGTTTGAGAGGTGGTTATGGATTGATTCAGTGGACTTCTATCAATCGTTATAGAGGACTTGGAAACTTTGCAGTGAAGTATGATTGCAATCCAAGTGAATTAGATTGTCAAGTTCGTTGGATGATTAATGAACCTATCTTCCAACGTGTTCTTCCACAATTTGAGGGTGGTGGACAAACAGTATCTTATTACATGAGACCTGCATACTATTGGTTAGGATGGGGTATTAAAGGTAATAGAGAACTTTATGCATATGACTACACTAAAAAAATGGTATGGGCATGATCAAAAAACTTAAATCACTTTTTATTAAAGAAACACCAAAAGTAGAATGTTTGATTGATGATTTGGAAGCACCATTATTTGAATGTGGGTCAGGACATTTTACTCAGGGATATAGTTCTTTTGTGGGACAGTTTGCTCCTAAGTATTTAAAAGATGATCCTTGGTTTGGTTCGGCAGTTTTATCCGAACCTCAAATGACTGCCAAAGAAGCATATGAACATGCAGTATCTGATGGACAATTATTGCATGAAGATGATGCAGTAGAACCAAAAGATATTCATGAGGTAATATATAATATTGCTACATCTCATGGAAAAACTACGACGCAACTTGACCCCACTCCACAATTTGGAAGTGGTTCTGAAAATTTTCAGGAAGGTTGGCAATCCGGAACTGGTTGGATGCAATTTCAATGATTGAAGATTGGCGTTATAGTGAACAGAAGTTGAATCTCCGTGAGTCTGCACTTAAAGTTCTTCTCACTAAATACGGTGGTCAACTAAAAGACTCATTACCTGGATATAGTAATCAATCTATATACGAATGTGCTCATGATTGGGTATCGCAAGGTAATGTAAATACTAATGGTATTATTAAATATTTTGAGGCATATTATAGATGAAAAAAATTATTGCAAGTTTACTGGCATCTGCAGCATTAACTACTCCTGTTTTTGCAGATCCACTTAAAGATAGTGAATACTTCACCATGCATTCTATGGGATGTATGCTTTTACAAGAGTGTACAGATGATGTAAAACAAGTTTATAACATCCTTGACATTTCTAGTCAGTATTCCAATACTGATTCTTTTTATTCTGTTGCTACTGAATTTAATAATATGATTAATTCCCTTAATATGATTGGGGTTAATGTATTTCTAGCAGATCAAAAATATTTTCCAGTAGGGCATCGTGGTGTTTATCATACTGTGAGTAATAACTTCTTTCTCAATAAAGCATTCATGGGTCGTCCGAATGTATTGATGAGTGTCATGCGTCATGAAGGATGGCACGCGGCACAGGATTGTATGGCAGGGACTATTGATAATAGTTTGATTGCTATTATTAAACCTGAAAATGAAGTTCCTATGCTCTGGAGTGAGATTGTAGAGAGTACCTATCACGAATCAGTATGGCCATGGGAAAAAGAAGCAACATGGGCAGGTAAGACAGAAGGAATGACCTCTGATGCACTTGCGGCATGTGCCAATGGTAAAATGTGGGAAATGTATCCTCCCACTCCCTTGACACGTAAGTACTTAGTTAAGGAAGGTTACATTACTAAATAATAACATCCTAAACAGATAACCTACCAAGAAGAGTTCTGTGAAACCTCTTGTGTTATAATGGTAAACTCTTTGTTGGATAACAAAATTTAAGTATGACATCTTTAACTAGAGATATACTAATCAAGACTATTGTTGCCGAAGAAATGAAACTGTGTGATAGTCTTGATTATAAAGAACAATTGCAAAAAACCTATCATAAATGGGAACATGAATCCAGTGATAGATTGTGTCAAAAATTTAATCAAATAGAGAAAACAAGTATCACAGTTGACCTTCTTAAACCATAAATATATAAACCTGCTGGTTTTTAATGGAAGAAGAGGTTAAGAATCGAGATTTAAAAAATAAAAGTATTTTTAGTAAACTTAAAGAATCAGTTGATGATAAAGAAGAGCAATTAGAAATATTGTCAACATTTGTTCGTCTTGCTATTTTGGTATGGAGTGGTGGAATACTTACACTTGCATATATTAAGTTACCACCTGCCTTTGGTGTTCCTGAACAAAAATTAGATCCTACTTTTATTGCATCAGTATTTACTGGTGTTTTAGCCACTTTCGGTGTACAGGCAGCAAAGAAATCGGGAGAGAGTAGTAGTAATGGAGGTGGAATTAGTAAAGAAGATATGGAAAGGTTAATAGAATCTGCTGCACAAACTGCACCTTCTCAAACTATAAGAGTTGAGCAAGGTCCAATTAGATTTGAAAATAGTGAACCAATAATTAAACCTGTGCCAACAGATCCTCCTAAACCACCTTATTCTTTATAACAAATGAATTTATTATTACGTCCACTTGATAATGTTACTGATCCTGTATGGTCAGTAATTATTCTAGTAATTATTGCTGTTGGATTGGCATTAGGTTATGTTGTATACATAATAGGAGAAGCATTTGAGGAAATAGGAGATGGCAGGACTGACACCACCAAGCAGGAAGTCCTGCTACAACTTCCGAGTGACGGAGATCAATCGTGTCCTTGATGGTGACACAATAGATGTGACAATAGATTTAGGATTTGATTTATATAAAAAGGAGAGAGTTAGAGTCGCGGGAGTTGATACGCCAGAGAAAAGGACGAAGAACTTAGAGGAGAAAGCACTTGGAATCGACGCAACCAACTGGCTCAAAGAGAAACTCGAAGGCACTTTGGCTGGTGATGATGAGTTGTCTGTTAGGACTGAACTTGTTGGTGGCACTGGCAAATACGGGCGTCTTCTGGGTTGGCTTTATTGCGGGGATGAATTACTCTCGATCAATGAACAAATGATTAACGAGGGCTATGCCTTGCCCTACGATGGCGGAACAAAAAACATGGACCTGGAATTGTTGAGAGAGATTAGACGAAAGAACGGAACTATGGTATAATATACTATGCATAAACACCATATACTACCACGTCATATGGGTGGCACTGATGACCCGGACAACCTTGTGTTGCTGTCTATAGAAGAACACGCCCAAGCCCACTTGACATTATACGAAAAGTATGGTAAGACAGAAGACTTGTTTGCATATAAGTCTCTGTCTAATCAAATGGATGAGGAGAGACAAAGGGCCCGGTCAATATTGGGTGGCAGGAAGAGTAGTAATGCTGGTCTTGCAAAGACTGAAGAACATAAGAAGAAGATTGCAAAAAGCAATAAAGGTAAGCATGGTTACCTAGCAGACTACAGAACAACTGAAGACCAAAAACGTCGTAGTCTATTGGGCAATCTAAAGAGATGGGGTAGAAGAGATATACTGTCACCTACAGGACCTAAAATACCATGCAACATTCATCAGGAGTAATTATGTCAGCAGTATTTGTATTTGGATTTATAACATTACTTTGTTATGGTCTACATATTACATGGCCTATAAAAAAAGGTAAAAATTAAAATGCAAAAATTAATTAACGGAATCGCATTACTTTCGGGTCTGGTATCTTTATCGGTTGTCGGTGCCGGAGCATATCTTTATCTTAATAAGGATGCAATGATTGAGCAGGTAAAGGAACAAGCAACAGAACAAATTACTAAAGCAATTACAGAAGCACTTCCTGGTATGATTAATTCTGCATTACCTGAAATGCCTAGTATGACTGGTAATGTCCTTCCGGAATCTACACAATCAGTTCCTTCGATGACTGGTGGAGCACTGCCTTTCTGAAAACTTTATGAGATTTGTTAAATATATAATAGTAAATGTGAATTCTTATGTCTGTTTCTAATGCAAAGAGAAGGAGGTCTAATATAAAGAAAAAATCTGATACTGAGAATAGATTTTTTCTTTATGTGATTTTTTACCATTTGTTTACCGGTATTGCTGGAATTTTTAAGAATGATTAATGGAGAATATTCCTAATATTGAAATACGACCAATATCCATAAGTCCGATTAGATCTATGGATATTCCTAAGTATGTAATTGCACCATCACAATCGATACCAACTGCTGCTCCTGTAACGGTTAATCTTGGTTTTCCTATTGTCAATCTTCCTGGATGTGTAGAATCTAATAAGGAGAACAATCCAAAAAATACTGCTCTACTTCAAGATGATCCAAATGGAACATTGACATTTTGTGATGGGTCATTACCATCGTTTAATCCTATAGACTTTAATGTTGAAGATTATCTTCAACCATCAAAAGCACCTGTCCCTCCTTATAAACCTCCAGAGACAGATTTTAAAACTCCTCAAATTAAACCACCCATTACACCTAAAACCGAAATGCCCGTAATTAAGACTGAAGAAAAGGAAGATCCTATAATAGAAGAAACTATTAATATTGTAGATTACATACCTCCAGTAGAAGCAGTCGTATCAACTACTGTTATTGCTGCTGCTGCGGCATCTGGTGCATTAGTTGCTAGACCATTAGCAAATTTGCTTTTAAAACTTATTAGACCTGTTATGAAAAAAGTAATTAAAAAAGTTTCTAATAAATTTGGTAAAGAAGAAATTGTATTAAGTATTAATGAACGAAGAGAAATACAAAGAGAGAAAACTGAAGCAGTAAGGGCAATTAGGAAATTAAGGGGTCGTTGATATAACACCACCAAGGTCTTCTGCTTTCTTTGATACTGGTGTTGGAATAGAATGTCTATGTTGTGGAATTACACCACCTGGATTAGTGACTATAATATCCGCACATACTGAATAATATGGAGACTTGGGGTGAAAATAAATTCCTTGTTTCTTAAGTTCTCCACAATTCTTAAGTCTGGCAATTTCAAAATCTAATCTTTTATTGGCAATTAATTGTTGTTGTAATTCTATTTGAGTTGCTGCTGCTTGTTTACATTGTTCTTGTAATTTAGTATCTAATGGTTTAGACCAAGTGGCAGAAAATCCAAGACTTAAACTGTAGTTATCTTTTTGTCCTGTTCTTATTGGAACTCGATATAATATATCTCCTGGATTATCTAAAGAACCATCTTCATCAAGATCTCTTAAATCATATACTGGGTCATTATAAAAATCTTCAAATGGTTTTTGTGCTGATACGGCACCTGTTACATAGGGTGTAAAGTTGAGAGTGGGACCTTGACATTGTATACCTCCACCGTAGGTGTTCGTAATGTAAGGTCCCTGAAGGACTTGTATAGCCTGGTTTGTAACGGAACCTGAAGAGTTAGCAACAGGAGCAGCAGTAGCAGAGACACCACCAACAGTTTCAGCATAAGACGGAGAAGCAAATAATAATGTAATTATTGGGAGAAGATACTTGTAGTAGTTGTAACGCTGTCTAATTCCGTTGTTCTTTGTATAATTGTTTGATTTGAAATTCCAGGACCTTGATAAGTTTCTGTAAATTGAAATGCCTGTCCTGGTTTTGTTACTGACCAGTTGGGTTTGTTGTTCAGATTTAGATTCGTCCATGATGAAGTCACCCCATCGATATTATTTGATGTAGAATTAGTTCCTGGTGTTATACTAGAACCATCCATTTGGACATTGGTTCCAGTTACACTATATTGGTATCCTGTATTATAATTTATAGAGTTTATAGTTTCACTTACTTTAGTTTTTGTTTCTGTGGTAGATGTTTGAGATCCTTGTGTGAAATTGGGAACAACTGGAACTGCTCCTACTGGTTGAAGCAGTCCATGTAGAATACCTAAAATTAAACCCAATCCAATTGATTCCTTCATTATCTCACTGTAATTTCAGATACGAACTGACCTGTTGCACTTGTACCAGCACCACCAGCAGTTAGGGGTCCGATAGTACCTGCAGAATCAATAGAACCTGCAAGAGTTCCTGCTACACCACCAGCAGTTGTAGTAACTTCTCCATAAGCAGGGAGAGAACCTACAACACCTGAAGAAACTGATGTTCCTGAGTTGATCACATTAACAGCATCACCTTGTGTAAATGCCTCTGTGAAGGTGACTGCTGCACCATCGGTTGTTTGTGTGTATGTACCAGCATTCATTGTTGCTGCAGAGGTGGCACTTGCGGGTGCTGTAAGACCACCAAGAGTTGCTGAAACATTACTACCACTTACGGAGTATGAACTTCCAATTCTTGTTGCTTGTGATGCTGCTGCATCAACAGTTAATTGAACACTTGAAGATAATCTACTTGTAATATCGGCATGTGCTGAGGGTGCCATCAAAAACATAATACCAAAAAACAGCAGTGATTTTTTCATTTTTCGATGCAATTTGTTTGTAATTATTTAGTTATAAATAAGTTGAAACAATAATGATTTGAAATGAACGAACAGCAAAATCATCTTTCGCAATTAATCGAACAAAGAGTAACACTCTCGCAAAAGTTGGAAGGAATCCAAACACAAACTACAAGAACCAGAGATTTGATGCTTAAGACTCAAGGTGCTATTGAGTATTTGGAAGCAACCGGTGTCAAACTGCCAGAACCAGAAGTCACCGAAGAAGTAGAAACAGAAGTCTCTGAGACGGAAGTCGTAGAAGAGGGTTGACGCACAGACCAGAAGGCATTATAATATGAAGGTCAGCAAGGGCAAGTAGCTCAGATGGACAGAGCCACGCACTTCTAATGCGTTGGTCGGGGGTTCGAGTCCCTCCTTGCCTGCCTGATCCCCTGTAGCTCAGCGGTAGAGTCGGTGACTGTTAATCACTTTGTCGCAAGTTCGAATCTTGCCGGGGGAGTTGACAATCATTACCTTTCTGGTATGATTGTCTCATCTTCGGGGTGTAGCGCAGAGGTAGCGCATCGTTTTTGGGAAGCGAGGGTCGCAGGTTCGATCCCTGCCACCCCGATTGGGGAATTAGCTCAGTCTGGTAGAGCGCCTGCTTTGCAAGTAGGATGTCAACGGTTCGAGTCCGTTATTCTCCATTGGCAATCATCACCACTTCTGGTATGATTGTCCCATAAGAGAAGCACCTGTTAGGATGGTGGTCGCCTAGAATTCAAGGTGGCAGAGACGGATTACCTCCCGTCCGAGACGAAACGTTTAAGTTAGTCCTTTGGCAAATGGCAGTTCGAATCTGCCCTTCTCTTAAACCTGGAGAGGTGGTCGAGTGGTTTAATTGTATAAATAACTCTGGTATCCTGAACCAGTGTTATGGCAAGAGCAAACAATCCAAGAAATGCTTACGGTCCTCCTAAGACCGACGAAGAAGTCTTCGTAGCAGAGAGCACCTATCCAAGACACAGACTCAAGGAACGTATCATAAAAAATAAGATGCTTCCTTATCAATGTTCTGTCTGTGGTATGCCCCCTGAGTGGCAAGGTAAACCTATGAGTTTTGTCCTTGACCATATCAATGGCATCAACAATGACAACAGACTTGACAACCTCAGGTTTGTATGTCACAATTGTGATTCTCAACTTCCAACTTACAAGTCAAGAAACATAGGGAGAGGTGACCGAGTGGATTAAGGTAGCAGTCTTGAAAACTGCCGAGGTGAAAGCCTCCGTGAGTTCGAATCTCACCCTCTCCGCTTTGCCTTTGTAGCTCAGTGGTAGAGCAGGGCTTTTGTAAAGCTCAGGTCGCAAGTTCAAATCTTGTCGAAGGCTTTCTACTTTTAATAAGTAGATTTGGGTTTATAACTCAGTTGGTAGAGTATCGGGCTTTTAACCTGCAAGTCGTCAGTTCGAGCCTGACTAAACCCACTTGACAAGAATCAAATCTTGTCTTATACTATCTCTTGTGTGAAGGAAGATGCGTTGGGAGAGCAATCTCTCATCTGCGGAATTAGTTTAGAGGCAAAACTAAAGGTTTCCAACCTTTCGTCACCAGTTCGATTCTGGTATTCCGCTTTCGGGTTATCCGAATACCCGAAAAACAAAATGAGTATAAATACTCTGAAGTTACTGTAAGTAACGATTTACAACAGAACCAGTCGAGGTTCTTAACATCTGCGGGTAACCATTCCGCAAGTAAAAAAAAACGAGGAAAACAAATGTTCAAAACGACTATCGCTGCAGCTGCTGCTGCAATTGCTCTTGCCCCTGCTGCTGCCCTAGCCGGACCCTACGTCAACGTCGAAGCTAACTCCGGTTGGACGGGATCTGATTATGGTGGAACTGCCACAGACCTGCACGTAGGATATGAAGGTGAATTGGGTGAGTCTGCATCCTACTATGTTCAAGGAGGTGCCACTGTAGTCTCCCCTGATGGTGCTGAAAGTGACACTGTTCCTTCTGGTAAGGCAGGTCTTGGTGTTGCACTGACCGACAATCTGGGTGCATATGGTGAAGTTTCGTTCGTTGGTTCAGGTGATTCTGACATCGACCGTGGTTATGGAACCAAAGCGGGTCTGAAGTACAACTTCTGATCTTCGATATAAAATAAACATCTAGATGTTCGGGGACTCTGACGAGAGTCTCCTTTTTTATGCTTTGATTTAGGGATGGTTAAAATTAGTATAACCCACTCTATATACTGAGGTTTGAATTAAGTCAAGTTAACTTGATCTTAAAGACAGATCTGAATGGGTCTGTTATAATAACCAAGTAATCACATTACACAAAAAACAAATGAAAGCATTCGCAGTTGCCCTGCTCGGTTTGGCGATCTCCGCCCCCGCCATGGCAGGTCCATATGTAGAGTCCAAGTCCGAGTTTAAAGGAACTGATGAGGAGTTCAGTAAGCAAGTCCACCAAGGACGTGTAGGATATGAGTGGAAGACAGGAAACTTTGCTCCATACATCGAAGGTGGTGCTGGAGTATCTGTTCCTGATGGTGGTGAGCAAGAATGTTTTACTGCTCTTGAACTTGGTAGTAAAGTAAAGATCACTGATAATTTCAGTGCTTATGGTAAGTGGGAGAACATCTTCCAAGAAGATAGTACCCGTGACTGGAAAGTAGAAGTCGGCACCAAGTATAAGTTCTGAGCATTATATAATGAAACTCAAATCTATCGCAGCAATTGCTGCTGCCACTCCTCTAATGGTGGCATGTGGATCTGCAGAACAGACTACATTCAGACTTGATGGAGCAGGTGCTACATTCCCTGCTCCATTGTATCAAGCATGGTTTCAAACCATGGCAGGTGAAACTGGCAATCAAGTAAACTATCAAGCAGTTGGTAGTGGTTCTGGTGTCCGTCAGTATATTGCTGGAACAGTTGACTTTGGTGCCAGTGATGGTGCTGTAAGTGATGAGAAGCAAACCATTCCAATGGTCCATATTCCCATGACTGGTGGTGCTATTGTTCCTGCTTACAATATGCCTGGTTGTGATGTTAAGATGACACAGACACAACTTTCTGATGTATATCTTGGTAAGATTACTAACTGGTCTACCTTTGGATGTGAGAGTAAAACTATTGTTCCTGTCTTCCGTTCTGATGGTAGTGGCACCACAAAAGGTTTCACTAACTCACTATCAGCATTCTCTTCTGAATGGAAAGAGAATGTCGGCACAGGTAAGGCAGTAAAGTGGCCTACTGGTGTTGGTGGTAAAGGTAACTCTGGTGTTGCCGCACAAGTGAAGCAAGTTCCTGGTGCTATCGGGTATCTAAATTATGGTTATGTGACTGGTGGTAAGTTTCAACAAGTATCCTTACAAAACAGGGCAGGTAATTATGTCAAAGCAAATGCTGAAACATCTGCAGCAGGTCTATCGAGAATCATCCTTGACGATCAACTTCGTGGTGCTGACGCTAACCCTGCTGGTGCCAACGCATATCCTATTGTCTCTCTAACTTGGGTCCTAGCATATCCTAAGTCTAAGACTGGTGTGAAAGAAACTCTTCGTTATATGTTGAGTGAGAAAGCACAAGCAATGTCTGATGGTCTTGGTTATGTTCCACTGCCTGAGGATCTGAGACAGAAAGCACTTGCTGCTGTTGACAGTATCGAATAATATAAGTATAGTGGGGGACAGTAGTCCCCCTTTTTCATGAAAAAGAAAATAAAAAAGTCGGAACAAAAAATTGCAGACTGCGATAACATCTATGATATGATTGAGATACTACAGTGTCGTATTGAGGAAATAGAAAATGAACACACGCAATTGATTCGTAAGATGGGAGAACTAAATAGTCGCGTAGACGACTTTTCTACAAATGAAAATTAATCTTTGGTACTCTAAGAGTATGAGTCAATGGAGATGGACTCTTTGTGAAGAATTTAAAAATGGTGTTACTAAAGTAGAACAACATGCCGGACAACGTGAGGAATTGCGAGATGCAATGAATGATGTTGCCAATACAGTAGAGTATATGTTAGAAGAAAAATTATAAATAACTGAAAACTGAAGACGTATAAAGAATTATACAATGGAAAATATAAAGATTAGGTGTCGTTCCTGCGGAAAGGAATTGGAAGGGCACCCAAGTAAGACAGTTTGTTGTGGTTGTCCGAATATGGCAACCATTCGTGGTGATAAGATTTCAGCAGTTGACTTATCAAATGTTGTTATGGTAAACTCTTATCAGACTAAAAATAAAAAAGGAGTTCTTTCATCAGAAGATATCTTATGGCACGAACAAAGAAAGCAACGCAAAGTTCGTAAAATAAATTTTGAGACTAGGTAATATTAGGAAATCAAAATAAGTTGATGAATACAAATTAGTAACTATTATAGCTAATATGTATTTCAATCTAAAAACCATGGACGAGCACACCTATAATAACTGGGTGAAAGTCAAAGAGACTTTTGAGTCATCTGGGAATACTGAAAACTTTTTCTATCAGAGAGCATGTGCAATTGTTAGTGGAGCACCAGATCCTATTGATAAAATGATGAAAAATGAACCATCGGATAGATGAAATAAAGTCAGAACAATATGTCACTCAAAAAGAGTGTCAGGAGATGATCGACGATGCTATTCGGAGACACAATAGAAACGCAAGTATTATCAGCATGTGTGTTGGGTGGGTTGTCTTATGCTTATTTGCTGAGGGCCTTCTCAGATTGATTGGTGTTATTCCACCACTATTACCATGGTTACAAATTAAACTATAGGAGAATTTTATGAAAGTTGGAATGATTGGTTTGGGTCGTACTGGTGAAGGTATGTCCCGTCGTATGATTGAAAAGGGAATTGAAGTTTGGGGTTATAGTAGTAGTAGCTATGAGAATGCTTGCGGTCAATATGAGGCAGGATATATTAGTGGATGTGTAACTTCATTAGAGTATCTTGTTCAGGCAGTTAAATCTGATGGTCTTAGATACACTAGTGCCGGAAAAGTTCCTGGCATCTTTCAGATTACACTTCCAGAGCAAAAGACAGAAGACACACTTGATGAGTTGCTACCTTTACTTGAGGAGGGTGATATTATTATTGATTACAGTACTACGGATATAAGAAAATGTCAGGAACTGGAACTGTACTGTTCTAAGTTAGGTATCTTATATATTTTCTCTGGGGTATATGGAGCACATGTTGCTATTGATGTTTGCTCTAAAATTTTCCAATCTCTATCACCGGGAAATGTCATATGACTTTAGCAGATGTCTTACTCTGGGGAACAATACCATTTCTATGTGCCACCATTTATTTCGGGCACAGAAAAGGTGAAAATATCTACTATGAAAGTGACAAATATGACGGAAATGGAACAGCGCATTAAGATGAGACATGCGTTTGCCATGTCCTCATTTGGTAGAATGTTCACACCAAATAAAATTTCATATGAGATGAGAATATTATGTGAAGAGTGGTCTGAAAATATTGATGAAATACCACCTGCTAAAGACTTATATCAAGTTGATCGTTATTTTCTAAATCTTTGGAAAACAAGGGAGATTACTTATGGGTAACATAGCACTCAAGGCAGCACACTTTGCCTCTGCAACACTCAATAATCCGTGGGGTGTTGGCAGTTTAAGTTTCATATTAATCATTGTTCCTGTCATGGGAATGTGGGCAGTCCACAAATATAACTGGCAGCATTGGGCACCATTTGACAGGGGGCACTAGAGGTAGTATAATATATGAGTTGAGAAATCAACTGCGGTGCTTCCCTTTGGTAGGTTCAGAAGCAGCGGCGACAGGAACCTACTTTTACTTGACTACATAATCACAACACCTTATAATACACAGGTAATCAAAACGGACAATGGCACTGACTGAAAAATTCAAGAGTAAGGATTTAGAAACTCTTCGTAATGCTGCAAAAGGTGAAATTTTCTTAGATGTAAAAAGTCCAAAATTATTTAAGAAGGTTCGTAAATATTATGAATCTAATGGAGTAATTTTTTCTGGTGATCCACTTGATGATTATGAAATCATGATGGACTGTTTGTATTCTGATTTAGAAATTTCTGTTGAGGTTGCCTGATGAAAGTTGTGCAAAAACCAACCGTTCTTCTTGAACGGTCTCCTTATCGTTATATCCAAGTTGGCACTTTGGAAATCAATGGTAAACCAGATTGTCGCATTCAAAAATCAGATTCATATACCGGTCGTTATCGTGATATGTATCTTTGTGATAATGAATTGCAATTGATGACTGCTATGGAGGATTATGAATACACTAAATGGTTAGATCCAGATGGTGTTCCTTGTTATGTTAGAGACTCGGTATCGTCTGAAAACTAGACCTGGTGGAGTCATTATGACCCTCTTAAGAGTTTACGGCATCTCTCAAATGCCGTTGGTGCGGGTGGGTTACTACCGTCCAGTTTCTTGCTTCTGGTCAAAGAGTAAGTGGCGAGCCTGCAATGACCCAGACCCCCCTTGACAATGGGGGGTAAATGTGTTATCCTGGGGAGGGGTTAAGTATGTCGGTCTGTGGTTATTCAGACACACTTGACCCTTCTTTTTTATGTGGTATAATATATACTATTAACCACAGACCTATTATGAATAAAGAACTATTATTACCTGGCGAAGAGTGTAAAGAGTTTAGACCTGGGTATTTTATAACAACAAAGGGTCGTTGCTACAACGCGAAGAAGCAGAAGTTTATGGTATTCCGATTGGATACTAAACGCGGTTGGGGCGAGAACGACTATTATTATAGAAACTGGATAGGATACGCCCATACGCTAGTTGGACGTAGTTTTTTAGAAGACTATGAACCTGGTAAGTTTATCTTACATAAAGACGAGACTCTACCATATCCGCAGATAAACTACGTGGAGAACTTATGGGTCGGGACTAACAGTGATAATATGAAAGATATGTGGGATAAGCAGAGAAGAGAGTGCAATCTCGGACAACGCAGAACTTGACTATAAGGGTCTTTTTTAGTATAATATATACTAGGAGTTTAATTATTTTATGTCTGATTATAAGAAGACTGCACTTGTGCTTGGTGCAGGTGGATTCATTGGAAGTCACATGGTTAAGAGACTTCGTTCTGAAGGATATTGGGTTCGGGGAGTTGATCTTAAGCATCCTGAATATTCAGCATCTCATGCGAATGAGTTTATTGTTGGTGACTTGAGGGATGTTAATTTTGTAAAACGATGTGTTCGTTTTACTGGATACCTTGGAAACTTCTATAAAGATATTGTAGATAAGTTTGCAGAACCTTTTGATGAGATTTATCAGTTTGCTGCTGATATGGGTGGAGCAGGATTTGTATTCACTGGTGAGAATGATGCAGACATTATGCACAACTCCGTGTCTATTAATCTGAATGTTCTTGAGGAACAATGTAAATTGAATGAAATTACAGAGCAAAATAAAACTAAAATCTTTTACTCTGGGTCGGCATGTATGTATCCAGAGCACAATCAACTAGACCCTGATAATCCTGATTGCCGTGAAGAATCAGCATATCCTGCAGCACCGGACTCCGAGTATGGATGGGAGAAACTTTTCTCTGAGCGTCTCTACTTTGCTTACAATCGTAACCATGGTATCCCTGTTCGGGTTGCTAGGTATCACAATATCTTCGGACCTGAAGGAACCTGGGACGGTGGTAGAGAGAAAGCACCAGCTGCAATTTGCCGCAAGGTTGCTTACCTCCCGAAGTCAGGTGGATCTATCGAGGTGTGGGGAGATGGGTTACAAACTCGTTCCTTCTTGTATGTTGACGAATGCATCGAAGCAACTAGAAGACTAATGGAGAGTGACTTTATGGGTCCTGTGAATATTGGTTCCGAAGAGATGGTTACTATTAATCAACTTGTAGATATTGCTGCCGAAGTTGCAGAAAAAGAAGTTTCTAAGATTCATATTGATGGACCTCTGGGTGTCCGTGGTCGTAACTCTAATAATGATTTGATTCGTGAGAAGTTAGATTGGGACTATGAAATGACACTCAGGGAAGGTATTCGTTACACATATTATTGGATTCGGGATCAAATTAATAAAGTGTAATTATTATGAAAAAAATTGCTTTAGTCTATTCGGGTCAACCCAGAGATGTAAAAGAATGTTTTTCTAATCAATGGAAAACATTTTGGGAACCTAATAAAGAATGTGAAATAGATGTATTTGCTCACATGTGGAATGATGAGGGTGGATACTTCTGGGATGATCATAAGGTTAGGGGGAAGTGGGAATCATGGCAGGTTCCTTTTATGCAAGAGAACTGGAAACCTAAAGGTTTAGAACTAGAGAAACCTAAAGAGTTTTCATCGGATATTTGGAAACCAGATCCTAGATGTCCTCACCCAATTGACAATACTATTTCTATGCTTTATAGTTTGTATAAAGCAAACGAACTTAAAAAGAAATACGAGGAAGAGAACAACTTCAAATATTATTGTGTTGTGAGACTTAGAACAGATACATTATTCTTCTCCAAGGTTGGACCTCTCATAGATTATGACTTGAATTATTGCTATGTAAAAAATGTCTATGCACATACTGATTATGGAATTGATGATCAGTTTGCATTCAGTAGTTCTGAAAACATGGACAAATACTTTGACGCATATGAAAATATATGCGATAATATCCAGGAAGGATGTGTTATCAACCCAGAAACAATTATTGGATGGAACTTACAAGTTCGAAATAAAGTAAAAACAATTAAGTCTGATATTAATCATAGATTATGGAGAGATAGAGATGGATACTAAACTTGTTATTTTTGATTTAGATGGTGTTTTAATTGACAGTAAAGAGCATCATTATGATGCTCTCAATCAAGCACTAGGAAAAGAGTATGCTATTAGTAGAGATGAACATGTTAGTGTTTATGATGGTCTTCCTACTAAAGCAAAACTGGAACTTCTTACGAAAAATAAAGGTCTTCCTGTAGATAATTACGATATAATCTGGAGAGACAAGCAAGAAGCAACTCTTAAGATCTTTAATGATTGTGTTGCAAAAGATTATGAACTGATGGGATACTTTCAACAGTTGGTAAACTGTGGATACAAGATTGCAGTTGCATCTAATAGTATTCGTAATACTGTGAAGATCATTCTTTTACGTCTTGGTCTTCTTGAGTTTGTTGATATGTACATCTCTAATGAAGATGTAGTTCGTAATAAACCATTTCCTGCAATGTATTGGAAGTGCATGACTTCTTTGGGTGCAATTCCTGCTAATACTGTGATTATTGAAGACAGTCACATTGGTCGTCAGGGAGCTCTGGATAGTAAGGCACATCTAGTTCCGGTAGAAGATCGCAAAGACTTGGATCAAAGTAAGATTGATAGGATTAAAAAAATTTTAAATGGCACAAAGAAAAAAGTTGCATGGGAGAGTAAGACGATGAATGTATTAATACCTATGGCAGGTGCTGGTAGTAGATTTGCTAGTCAGGGATATACCTTCCCCAAACCTCTCATTGAAGTTAAAGGTAAACCAATGATTCAAGTGGTTACTGAGAATCTTAATATTAAGGCAAACTATACCTTCATTGTACAAAAGGAACATTATGATAAGTATAATCTCAATTACCTTCTTCCTCTTATTGCTCCTGGATGTAATATTGTGCAAGTTGAAGGTATCACAGAAGGTGCAGCTTGTACCACTTTACTTGCAAAAGAATTCATTAATAATGACGAACCTCTAGTAATGGCGAACTCTGATCAGTTTGTTGAGTGGGATTCTAATGAGACTCTATATGCCTTCCAGAATGGTGAGGTTGATGGTGGTATTGTTACCTTCCCTGCAACTCATCCTAAGTGGTCTTATGCCAAGTTGGGAGAGGATGGATATGTTGCTGAGGTTGCTGAGAAAAAACCAATCTCAGAACATGCTACTGTCGGTATCTATTACTGGAAGAAGGGATCTGACTACGTGAAGTATGCTGAACAGATGATTGAAAAGGATATTCGTGTTAATAATGAATATTATGTCTGTCCTGTATTCAACGAAGCAATTAATGATGGGAAGAAAATTCGTATCAAAGAGATTGATCGAGATGGTATGTGGGGTATCGGAACTCCTGAAGATCTTAATTATTTCTTGGAACATTATGAGGGTAATATATAATGAAAATTGCTTTGTCATTCTATGGACAACCTAGATTTCTAGAGAATGCTCATATTCATGAGTCATATCGTCATTACTTTACTAACCGATATGACTGCGATGTCTTCGGACATATGTGGTGGAAAGATAATGGTAAATATGATGTATCGTCATGGACGGGAATTAAAGAAAGTCCTATTCATCCAGAAGCAGTTGATGTCTTCTGTGATCTCTACAACCCTAAAGAGTTGAGAGTTGATGAACCTCAAGAGTTCAAGCATTCACCAGAAACGATTGCATATATTGATCATGAGTTTACTGGCAAGAAACCAAGTTGGTCTCATAAAAATTATAGTAATATTCTTTCTCAACTATATTCAATTCAATCCTCTTCTCGGATCGTAAAGAAATATGCCGAAGATACTGGAACTGAATATGACTTTATTGTTATGTTGAGGTATGATACGATATTATATCGTATCCCTGACTTAGAAAGGTGTGATAGAACTAAGCTGCATATTCCTCATCATCATCACCGATTCCCAGATGTAATTCTTTTCTATCCAATGAAACATCTGGATTGGTCAACTAACATTTATAGTGATGTTGATCATGTTTATAAAGACGTATTTTCTCCTGGACCTGAAGGATTTAAATATTTTTCATTCAGAAGAAGATTTCCTGTCACAGATATACAACCGACAATGATGGATGGTCATTGTGTCAGAAAGAGTACAGATACAATTGCAGATTCTTTATTCATGCATAACTTTGTTGATGACTCTTGGGAAAGATCCAAAACTTATTACAAATCATAAAGGAGATTACTATGTTAAAAGTCGCTGCTGTTGTACCCCCCGCCTCTATCAATCTTGGAAATGACTTCTTCAGTCTTGGTGGCATTGAAGCATTCCGTCAAACGTATGCTCATGTAGAAAAAGAGATTAATTATATTGAGTTTTTTGATAGTGGAGAAAATGGTTTTGGTAATGGTCAAACTGCTTTCTTCACTCAAGCAACTCTCGATTGGATTCGTGATGAGGCAGATGTAATTGTATTATTTGGTGGTTGCTGCCTACGCAACAACCTAAGACATCTTTTTGAACCTCTTCTATCAACAGGAACTCCTTTCATTGGATGGGGTCTTTCTCCTACAACTTATAATCAGAATGACATTAACTTTGCTAAAGAGATTGCAGACAAGTCCTTTGCATTGATCACTCGTGATGATATTATTGCCAAGCAAGTTGGTGAGTATAATAACTTCATGAGTGGTATGGACGGAGGATGGTGGATGGGAGAGTCCTACACTAAACCTTCTAAGACTTCCGAATATCTCCTTATCAATATTGAGAAGGGTGATATGATTGATAAGAACGAATCTGTTAATGCATTTAATTCTCTTAAAAGTCAGACTGATTCTCCTATTCATATTATCTCAAACAACTGTGAGCGTCCCAATCATTTTAATGATTCTCGATGCTTCCTTATCACCAGTGCAAGACATCTCTATACCACAATTGCAAACTCTCGTTTCATTGTAACTACTAGAGCACATAGTACTATCTGTGCTCTTACCAATGGTGTTGAGGTTGAGTACCTTGGTATTCGTGATTGTCGTGTTGATGGACTTATGGCAACTGTTGGTGTCAATCTCAGTGATGAACTTGATGCAGCAGAAGTTGTTGAGAAGGTTAAGAATGCAAAGGCAAAGTTCATTGCAGAAGTTGCTGATCGTTTTGATATTACTAAATTAATCAAATGAAAATAATTGCACACCGAGCAAACTTGAGAGGACCAGATCCCTCTAAAGAAAATTCTCTTGATCAGATTGATCTATGTATCAGTCTTGGATTTGATGTTGAGATAGATCTTCGATTTTCACCGATGATCAAAATGTTTTTGCTTGGTCATGACAAGGGAGAATATTCTGTAACTCTAGATTGGTTGGAAGAAAGGAAAGAGAAACTCTGGATTCACTGTAAAGATATTCTTGCATTGCATCAAATGACAAAGCATTTGGGATTTAATTACTTCTGGCATCATGAGGATGACTATACTCTTACGAGTAGTGGGATTATTTGGTCGTATCCTGGAAAAGAATATACTTGCAGATCTGTGATAGTTATGCCTGAATGGGATAATAATGTTAATTGGAAAAAATTAAAGAGGAGTAACTGCTATGGATTATGTACTGATTATCCGGAGAAAATGAGATGAAAATTTGTTTAGTTGGTCCAGGTATTATGCCCATTCCTCCTACAGGTTGGGGTGCAGTTGAAATTCTAATTTGGGATGAAAAACTTGCTCTCGAAAAATTGGGACATGAAGTATTGATCATTAATACACAAAACCCTAATGATATATTAAAAGAAATTGATTCTTTTAATCCTGATTTTGTTCATGTTCAGTACGATGATTTTGTTGAATTAATTCCACATATTAGATATCCATGTGCAATTACAAGTCACTTTGGTTATTTGGAGCAACCAAATAAATGGGATTATTATGGACCTAGAGTTGCACAAAAGTTTGAAAAAATAAAACCAAATGTATTCTGTTTGTCTCAGGGTATCAAGGACACATATAAAAATACAATGGGTTTTTTAGATGAAAATCTTTTTGTTACTCCTAATGGTGTAAACCTTGATTTGTTTAGAAAAACAGAGAATCCACAGTACCCACAAAGATCAATCTATCTTGCTAAGATTGATTACCGTAAGAGACAGTATCTGTTTCAAGGAATTGATAGTTTGTGGTTTGCTGGTAATAACTCTGATTCTAGATTTGATGTTAGTAAGAGATGGTTGCAAGAATGGTCTAAGGATAAACTTTATAATGAACTCACTGACTATGGTAATCTAGTTCTTCTAAGTGATGGTGAGGCACATCCTCTAGTGTGTCTCGAAGCATTTGCTGCAGGTCTAGGTGTTGTTGTAAGTCAGTATGCTGCTGCTAATCTAGATACTAGTAAAGGTTTTATTACAGTTATTCCTGAAGATAAAATTACGGACATGGTGTTCCTAGAGTCTGAGATTATCAAGAACAGGAAATATTCTATTGAGCATAGAGAAGAAGTTCTAGAGTATGCAGAAACATTTGAATGGTCAAATGTGGTTGCTGAATATTATGTGACTGCTATGGAAAAAATTATAAACAGAAATAAGAATAAAGTTGCTATTTGCTTTATTGGTACTGGAAAATATATTAATTTCCTTCCAAATTATTGGAGAAATATTGAAGAGAATTTTTTATCAGATATCAAAAAAGAATTTTTTGTATTTACTGATGGTGAAATGAACGATGCTCCTGATAATATTACTACTATCTCTCAGGAACATCTTGACTGGCCTTATATTACTTTACTGAGATTTAATATTATTAATAAGATAAAAAAAGAATTATCTGGATTTGATAAAGTAATTTTTATGGATGCAGATACTTTAGTAGTTAATAAGATTACTGAAGAAGAATTTTTCACCGATAAACCTTTCTTTGGAGTTCATCATCCATGTCATTACTTGAAAATGCCTCCTCACAATGAGGGTACTGGTTCTTTTGAGACTGACACTAAATCTACTGCTGGTATTATAGACGGTGACGATACTTCTGTTTATTTCCAAGGATGTCTTTGGGGTGGACAAGTTCCATATGTTCTTGATATGATTAGTGAATTGGAATTGAGGACTCAAAAAGACTTGGATAATGGTATAATTGCACAGTGGCATGATGAAAGTCAGATGAACAAATTTTTTGCTGAAAGGAGAGATGATGTTCATGTACTAGGACCTCAATATGCATATCCAGAAGTATTCAAACAAGCATGTAACTTTGAACCAAAAATAGTTCATCTAGCAAAAAATAATTCGGAGTATCATGTATAATGACATTATCATTTAATCATCTTGGAAGACTTGGATTTCTAGCAAATCAAATGTTCCAATATGCAGCAATAAAAGGAATTGCCGCACATAATAAAATTGAATATATGATTCCTGTAGATGAAGAGATGCAATTATCTCATGGATTTAAAATGACTAATGCTACTCAAAACAGAGGATTTTTAGGTAGCCTTAATCGTAGAGATGGTAGAGGAGCACCTATTGATTGTCCAATAGTAGCAGAATCTGGATTTGAGTTTGATGAATATCTTTTTAACAATCCACCAAAAGACGCATCTTTATATGGGTTTTTCCAATCTGAAAAATATTTTTTAAATATTTGGGATGAACTTCAGGAAGATTTTACTTTTCATGATGAAATTTTAGATCCTTGTCAAGAGTTTATTTCTGGTATAAGTGGTAAGGTTGTTTCGGTTCATATTAGAAGGGGTGACTATTTACAAAACTCTGCTAACCATCATAATCTTAGTGATGCTTGGTTTGAAGAAGCAGCATCTAAATTTCCTGATCATACAGTTTTAATATTCTCAGATGATATTTCCTGGTGTAAGGATCAGAAAATGTTTTCTGATGATAGATTTATGTTTTCTGAAACTGAAGATGGGAAGATAGTTACAAATGATGGGAGATGGGAAAGTTCTAATATGGATCATTGGTATGATTTATGTTTACAAACTCTTTGTACTGATAATATAATTTCTAATAGTACTTTTAGTTGGTGGGGTGCCTATTTGAACAAAAATCCAGATAAGAGAGTATTAGGACCAGATCCAAAAACAAAATGGTTTGGTCCAAATAATTCTCACCTAGATACAAAAGACTTATATCCCAATCACTGGGAAATTTTATAATGGATAAGAATAAGGCACTTTATAAACTCAAAAAACTTCCTCCCATATATTATCTGAATCTGGATGAACAACCAGAGAGGAAAGAATATATGGAAGAGCAATTTAAGTATTGGGATATTGACAATTATACTCGTATCTCTGCATATGATGGTAGGGACGGTAGAGACCTCGGAGACATTCTTAAAGGAAGATACCCTGACAGTATGTCTTCTGGTGAAGTAGGATGCACTACGTCTCATCTGAAAGCAATGGTGGAGTTTCTTAAAACGGATGCTTCATGTGCATTAATGATGGAAGATGATTGTGATATTTCTACTGCATCGTATTGGCCTTTTGAATGGAAGAATTTTTATGCAAAAATTCCTTATGATTATGATGTAATTCAACTTGCAGTTATTAATCCTGCTTCAGTTCATTTACAAATGCATAGAAGATTTGTGAATGATTTCTCAACTGCATGTTATTTGATTACTCGTCGTCATGCACAAAAACTAATTGACCTTCATGTAAGAGGAGATAAGTATAAGATTGATAATGGTGTCAAACCAAGAGCAGTTGCCGATGATTTGATTTATAATTCTGGAAACACTTTTGCTATTCCTTTGTTCTTATATAAACTTGAACTCGGTTCTTCAATTCATGCAGAACATATTGATGTTTTTCATAAGTCAAGTTATGAAGGTCTTTGGAATTTTTGGAAAACTCAGGCAGTTGATATTCAGGATTGGAATGCACTATTTGACTATGACCCATACTTTAATCGTTTGCCTCCTGGGTTTGAGGGGAAATAGTAAGCATTTATACTGACTACCCCTTGACAGGACTTTATGTTTCCTATATAATATTGTAATGTTTCTTCACAAAACTCAAATGACTGTAACAACCGAAGACGGTGGACGCACAAACATGTGGGCTACTGAACCCCGTATGTATGTTGATCCCTCTTATACTGAGGCATATGGTCTTGAGACACATGCAGAACGTGCAGAGAAACTCAATGGTCGCACGGCAATGATTGGATTTGCTTTTGCACTGGTTTCTTATGCTACGACTGGTAGTGTGTTCTTTTTCGGACTTTTCGGTTTCTGAGAACTTGACAATGCATTCAATCTTGTTTACAATAACTAGTATTGCCTTCCTTGTATTGTTGGCATACTCTGTACAAAATCTTTCTGAAACTTACTAATGTCTTTTAATATTACTCTCCGCACTCCTGATGGTGCCGAAACCACTGTTACTTGCGAGGATGATCAATACATCCTTGATGCAGCAGAGGAAGGTGGAGTTGATTTAAACTACTCTTGTCGTGCAGGTGCCTGTTCATCTTGTGCAGGTAAGATTGTATCTGGTACAGTAGACCAAAGTGATCAGTCATTCTTGGATGATGATCAAATTGAAGAAGGGTTTGTGCTCACTTGTGTTGCATATCCAACTTCTGATGTTATAATTGAAACTGAACAAGAAGAGAAACTGTACTGATGCACGGAAGTCTTGAACCAGAAGATCGAGTAATGGATGCTCCATCTGTTTATGAACAAGTTTCTTCTCTTGCCCAAAAATATGGGTGGGAAGAAGGTGATAACATCGTAGTTGAAATGGCAGGAACTCAAGTTTCTGGTATTGATGTCGGTGAAGTCTATAATAAAAAGTGGCAGTCACCTATTGGTACTCGTAAGTACAACAAAGAAGCATTCATTGTTATTAAAAATCTCTCAAGAGATCCTTTTGAGTCTTCTAAACCTATGGATAGAGAGCACAAACCTCAACATTCATATGAACCAGTAAAGAATGTTTAATCCAAATCAACTCTATGATGATATGGAGAGACTAAATGCCCTATACGAAGAACTCTGCTGGGCACATGATGATGAATTAGTATTCACTCATGAAAATGGTAGAGTCATTATTTACAACAAAACGCAGGAGCAAGAACAATGAACGAAAGAGCAGAACGTATTAATGGTTGGGCAGCAATGATTGGCGTTATTGCCGCAATGGGTAGTTATGCTCTAACCGGCGACCTAATTCCTGGAGTATGGTGAGATGATGTTATTAGCAACCTTTATGTTGGGTGCTTTTATAATTCATTCTGTATTTTCTGAAGATATTGACGATGACGATGATAAGGGTGGTGGTATGTTGATACCAGCACAAAACCCAATTCAATAACAGACAAAAAAGACTTTACTCTATATACTGAGTAGAGTCTTTTTATTATATGCCAAAGAATCAATTGAATAAGGATGAACTGATATGTCATGTCCTTAAACTCAAGCATGAGGTTGATGTAGAATCGAAAGCAGTTTGGCAGAAAGAAAAAGATTTGGCACACAAGTATCTAAATCGAGTACTGGATCGGATTCAAGAGTATCGATACTAGGGCTTGACGGGATGTTTAAAGACCTGTATAATAGATGGGTCTTCGGGACACCACCTCAAAACACTCCTAACACAGGGGTTGACAAGGACGGGAAACCGTAGTATTCTAAATACATCAGCAAGTTAAGGAATCAACATATTTCTTAACTGTATGTAACACCCCTTAAACCAAGACCTCTAGGGTGTCTAAACACGTCTTTCATATCCCAGACTTAGGGTGTCTGGGAAATAGTAACTCCACCATTCCCTGATGGTCTTACTTTTTCGTACAAAACAATGGCTACAACTCTTTCAAGGCAACAATCTACATCCCCATGGCAGAATTTCTGCGAGTGGGTGACATCAACTAACAATCGTTTATATGTTGGTTGGTTCGGTGTATTGATGATCCCAACACTGTTAGCAGCAACTGTCTGCTTCATTGTCGCATTCATCGCAGCACCACCCGTCGATATTGACGGTATTCGTGAACCCGTTGCTGGTTCACTCATGTATGGCAACAACATCATTTCTGGTGCAGTTGTCCCAAGTTCAAACGCAATCGGTCTCCATTTCTACCCAATCTGGGAAGCAGCATCACTCGATGAGTGGTTGTATAATGGTGGTCCTTTCCAACTGGTAGTCTTCCACTTCCTTATCGGCATCTATGCTTATATGGGACGTGAATGGGAACTCTCATACCGTCTAGGTATGCGTCCATGGATCTGTGTAGCATATTCTGCTCCAGTCGCTGCTGCGAGTGCAGTATTCCTCGTCTATCCTTTCGGTCAAGG